ACTGCTACGGGCGCGGAAATGATTGGCGATATTGAAGAGCTAGCCGAAGCAATTCGTAACGATGGCCTGCTCGACCCCGACCAAATAATCATGGGCGCGGTTGCGTTTGAAAAGTTTATTTCTAATGAGGACGTGCAGAAGCGATATGATATCAGACGTATTGATTTAGGTACTATCGCACCCATGCAAATGCGCGGCGGCGGCGGTAACTATCGCGGAATGATTGAAATCGGAAATTATAGCTTTGATTTGTGGACTTATGGCGGGCGCTACACTAATCCGTCGGACGGTGTCAAGACTCAATTTATTGATCCGGGCAATGTCGTTGTGCGCGCTTCTCAAGGTCGAATGGACGCAACGTTCGGCGCGATCCCGAACATTGGAACGCTAGTCGGCGGTCAATCTACTAACTTATTACCAGAGCTGCCAGGTCGTTTAAGTAACTCAGCTGGCGGAATGGATTTGTTTACTAACGCATGGCTGACAAATGACGGCGAGCAATTGTATGGTGGCGTAGGTGCAAGACCACTTATAATCCCGACTGCAATTGATACGTACGGATGTTTAATTACTCAGCTTTAAAATAAACTAATTACTCGGGGTTCGCCCCGAGCCTTTTTATAAATAGGGAATAAATACCATGGCCAGTAATAAAGAATTAACCCTCGCTATCGCAACAATTTGCGCGCAGCTAAAGATGGAAACGCCGGAAACAAAAGACTTAAACAACAGTCAATTGTCTAGCCTTCTAAAAGATTTTAAAGCAAAGCAAGCCGAAGAAGCCCCCGGGGAAACCGAACCCGAAGAAGCTCCAGAAGAAACAGGCTTTAAAGTCATGCCTCGAAAAGCGATAACAACTAAACGCGGGATTATAGCGGCAGGCGAAAAGATTGAAGCAAAAGACCTATCCGGTGGCGAAGTAGCGTTCAAAGCGTTCATAAAATCTAAGCACATCGGCCGAGCTTAAAAGATGGGACTTCGCGAACAAGCCGAAGCAGACCTCGGACTTATCCTAGAAGATAAGGACCGGGGCTTTGGTTACGACATAATTTTGACGGACCCTGCGGGGACCGTCAGACCACTTACGGGTTTTTCAGACGATATAGCGCAGATTATCGACCCTGATACTGGAATAGCCGTAAGTGGACGCCTTGCGTCCGTAGCGATACGAACAAGCACAATTATTGCCTCAGGTCTCACATTGCCACGCGGCATAGCAGACGCAGGGATAAAACCTTGGCTTGTAGAATTTAACGACATTAATGGCAACCCGTTCACGTTCAAGGTCTCACAATCAAACCCGGACAGAGCATTAGGATTAGTTACATTAATGTTGGAGTTATACAAGGTATGACTATATCAACATTAATAGACAAACAAGACACTTTTGAAATAGTGCGCGATCAGATAGGCGCTATACTCACGATAGAGATAGCTAGCCAGATGCAGCTTGCAACGAATGCGGGAAAAGATCCGAACGATTATAAATTAAGGATCTTTACTGAGCGTTCGAACCCATGGGAAGAATTTCTTAATGAGGTTGTCGACACAAGCCCGCTTGTTAACGTTTGGTTCGACAATTCGAGTTTCGATCCTAGTAAAAGCAACGTAGTAGAGCGCCAAGCGTCCGAAACAGTTTACAACATAGATTGCTACGGTTACGGAAGGAGTCGCGACGATGGTGCAACGGGACACATACCTGGCGACAGGGAAGCGTCTTTTGAGGTTCAAAAAGCCTTGAGGCTTGTACGTAATATATTAATGGCGGCCGAGTATACCTATTTAGGATTAAGAAAGACTGTTTGGCACAGGATGCCGCAGTCTATAACCGCATTTCAACCAGAGCTTGACGCAAGACAGATGCAACAAATAGTGGGCGCTCGGCTTGCGTTCCGTGTAATATTTAATGAGTTCTCGCCACAGGTTGAACCTGTGGATTTAGAGCTTTTATCCGTAGACGTTATCAGAACAGAGGACGGCGAGATAGTTCTGGAAGCTGATTACGATTATACAGCGCCATAAATTAGGAGATCATCCCATGGCAATATCAAGCGCGGTCGACGCCTCAGCAGTTGCTAGGGTCGTGGGCATAAAAACAATATTTAAAGACCTACGGGCGGGCGGGGTTTTATTTCTGCCACAACGTGTTGCAGTTGTGGGCCAAGGCTCTACAGCGTCAACATATGCGACCGCAAAACAACAAGTAACTAGCGCAACGCAGGCGGCAACGCTTTACGGCTTCGGTTCTCCGGTACATTTAGCAGTATTGCAGCTTTTGCCAACGAACGGCGACGGTGTCGGGACTATCCCGGTCACAGTTTACCCGCTCGAAGATGATGCCAGCGGTGTTGCAGCGGCGGGAGACATTACGCCAAGTGGCACGGTTACTACCTCAGGCGCGTACGTAGTTAAAATTAATAACATCAGTTCAGAGCAGTTTGTTATCGCAGAAGGCGCCAGCGTGGCCGCAATGTGCGCGTCTATAACAACAGCGATTAACGCTACGTTAGAAATCCCCGTTGTTGCGGCTGATGACACAACTAAAGTCGACATTACCGCGAAATGGAAGGGTACAAGCTCTAATGACCTCGTAATAGAAGTTATCGGCCCGACTGACGCGGGCGTATCTTTTGCGTTCACTCAGCCAGAAGGCGGCCTTGTAAACCCAGATGTAGACATTGCGTTAAATCAAGTCGGCAACGTTTGGGAAACCATGGTTTTGAATTGCATGGACGTTGCGGATACGGATTCCTTAGACAAATATAGCGTTTTTGGCGAGGGCCGATGGGGCGCGCTAGTACGTAAACCGCTGATAACCTTCACAGGTAATACGGCGGCTACAGTTTCAGGCGCCACGGCGGTATCAGACGCACGCAAAACAGACCGAGTCAACGCTCAGTTAGTAGCGCCAGGGTCTAACGATTTGCCGCTAATGACCGCAGCACGCCAGCTATCACGAATTGTTAAAGTAGCAAACAATAACCCGCCGCAAGATTACGGCAGCCAAGACGCGACGGGCCTAACGCCGGGCACGGATGGCGAGCAGTGGACGTATATACAGCGCGATGAGGCCATTAAAAAAGGCAGTTCGTCGATAGTTGTTAAGGATGGTGTTGTTAATATTGCGGACGTCGTCACGTTCTATCATCCGTCGGGTGATCCTATTCCAGCATATCGTTATGTTGTGGATATTGTTAAGCTGCAGAACATCATATTTAATTTAGATTTGATTTTTGCAACGCCTGAATGGGACGGAGCACCGCTAATACCTAATGACCAGCCAACTGTTAACAGACTGGCTAAAAAGCCTAAGACCGCAGTTGCAGCTATTGCCGCTTTGCTAGATAGCTTGGGTTTAAACGCTATCATAAGCGACCCGAAAACGGCTAAGGCGAATACAGTGGCGCAAATAAGCTCGACTAATCCGAAGCGCCTAGACGTTTCGGTCACGGTTCAATTAAGCGGAAATTCGAATATAATTTCGGTTGATTTGAATTTTGGATTTTTCTTTGGCACGGCCACAGTCGTAGCATAACAGGAGTCATATAACATGGCAGCAACAGGCGGAAGCATTGAAAGCGTTACATTAGCGGGCCGCAATTTCGCGGTCGCAGCGGACGCGGAGGCCCAGCGCAAGCTAGGCGGGTTTGAAAACGAAGTTCAAGCGAACGGCGACGGCACGGCGAGATTGATAAAAACGCGCGTACCTTTGTCGATTGACGGGTTAATGTTAGAGATTGATGACGACCGAGCGGATCAAGAATTTTTGCAAGAGTTAAGTGATAGCCCGGATTTTTTCGCGATTGTTATCTCTTACGCGTCGGGTAAAGATTACCAAGCAACGGCCCAGATAGTTGGCGAAACTCAGGCGAGCAGCCAGAACGCGACGGCGTCGGTTTCTTTGATGGGCCCTGGTATACTTACTCAGCAGTAAATAAAGTCATAGGGCACTATGTCGCGCGGGCGCCCTATCCCCCTCAGCCTGCTTTATAGCAGGGCGTGGCACTCAATTAATTAAGCAAATAGGGCTAAATTATGACTGATGTAGTGGCAAAAGAAGTAGCGGAACTTGAATTCCTTAGATTTGTGGAGTTAATGGATCTTGACGTAAACACGGACGATATGGACGAGGACGATCTAAAAGGTTTTAATCAACAGAAGAAAAAATTAATTCTAGCTATACAGGCGGGTTCTTTAATTGTCAGTGACAAAGGAGAGCCTACATATACACCGCAACGAATTAATGACGCGATGGCCGTTACGTTTTACGAGCCCACCGGATCAGCGTTGATGGCGATGGATCGTAAAAAGAAAACCGAAGATATCGGCAAGATGTATGCTTTAATGGGCGAGATAACGAGAACACACTCTAACGTATTTAGTAAAATGAAAATAACAGACGTAAAAATTTGCATGGCAATTACAACGCTTTTTCTGGGGTAGTTCGGACGAAATTGGTTAGGCGCGGGGCGGACGAATGCCTCCCAGACGGGGGGCACAATCTGCAAAATGTATATACAGAAATGTTGTTACAGATATGCCGCGACTATTCTGGGCTACCGGACCCCAGAACACTGGCCGCGCACGAAATAAGATTTTTTTATAACGGGTTGCGCGAAGAGTTAAAAGCCCACACAAAAGCAAAATAGGAGTATATATGGCGGGCCGTTTTAGTGTTGAAGCAGTATTCAAAGCGGTCGACCGTATATCCGCGCCTGTTTCCCGTATGCAGAACCGCATTAGAAAAATGACACGGTCCATTGCTAGGGGTTTGCGCACAGCTAATCGAGCAGTCGGCCGCATGGCCAGCGGCTTGGGGCGCGGATTAAGACGGGGCGCGGTAGTAGCTACCGCAGCGGTCGCGGGCTTAACTTTAGCTATAGACTCCGTAGCTAACAGAGCCGATAAACTAGCCAAAGAGTCAAGGCGACTTCAATTCCCAATAAAAGACCTTCAAGAATTTCAATTTGTAGCAGAACAAAGTGGCGTAACAAACGAGTTATTAAGTAATTCACTCGGCGCATTTTCAAAGCGATTAGGTGAAGCCGCAGGCGATATGGGCCCGCTAGTTTCAGGCCTAAAAAAAATAAACCCCGAACTACTTGCACAGCTTAAAGCGTCGGACAATGTCGGCCAATCTTTCGAAATTATGATTGATGCCATTCGTTCGGCGGACAGTGCTACTGAAAAAGCAGCGCTTGCGAACGCAGCGTTTAGCCGTTCAGGTCTTGCGCTTGTTAATATCGCAGACAACAGCGCTGAGGCGATTAGAAAGTTACGCCTACAGCAACGCGAGAACGGTGTCATAACCATGGGGCAGGCGATAGCAGCCGAGGCGTATGTCGACGCTTCAAACGCGCTTAAAAAGACGTTAACAGGGTTTATGCAGACCGTTATACTGCCGTTGCTTCCGTTGCTAACAAGATTAACAAAAAGCTTTAGGGAGTGGGCGCTTTCAAATAAAGACATCGTTGCGGAGGACATATTTAAGTACGGGCGCCAACTGGTCGATAATTTTAACGATATTGTCGACGTTATGAAAAAGATAGGTATAG